CCCGCCTAAGGGCCCTCCAGAGGGCGTGACACTCGTTACGTCTTCTTCATCCCTGTTTCGATAGGAGATATTGACTTGACCGTTCGAAATCGAACCGCAAATATGGTGGGCCAGAGTGGAACCTACTATAGGTTCTTCTTTGGCGTAACCGATTCAGGCACTATTAATGCGCCTGGCGTTTCGGCTTCGTGCACGGATGTTGTGGGTAACTATCCTTTTGATAACCCACTGCAGATTGATAAAGTGAATTGGCAGTTTAGGCCGGTTACGACTCATGTCGCAGCCCCGCCTAACTACCAGCTAGACTTGGTGGATTATATCCCCCAATTCTACCGAACTACTACGCTCGGTCACCTCTCTCTGCCAGCACTCTCCGACCCTGCAGACGCCACTAAGATCTTCGCGGGTACTAACCCGTCTAGAGCTACGGTGGATCTAGCAGCTACGGTCGGTGAGTTGCGTGAACTTCCGGCATTTCTGTTCCAGACTGGGAAACGAATCTTACGTCGTGGTGTTAAAAAGACACTTACGATCGACAGAATCGGTGACTTCCATCGTGCTCCTGAGCAGGTAGGTTCTACCTTCCTTGCTTGGCAGTACGGTTGGAAGCCTTTAATCGCAGATCTGAAGAAGGTGCTTGATTTCCAGGCTCACGTGTTGAAGCGTGAGCAGGAGATTAAGAACCTTTACAGTAAAGGCGGTCTAAGTCGCACATTCCAGATCAGTACGGATCGTGCAGAGCAGCATTCGACGAATACTTTTGTCGAAAGCTATCTCTTCACTATGTACAGCGCTGATTATACAATCAGCACTGAGAGGAGGAGATGGGGGTCAGCCAGATGGCTGCCCGATCATCCTTCTCTTCCGCCTACTGACGCGAAGCTTCACGATCAAGCGAAGCAAGCGGTGTTGGGTCTATCACTGTCTCCGAGGACGGCATGGGAACTAATCCCATGGTCGTGGCTCATTGATTGGTGTTCTTCAGTTGGCAACTACCTTGAGTCCGAAAGGAACACGGTAGGAGCTACCTGCGCGGGTGCGTGCCTTATGACACACACACGAACGACCCACACATTCCGGAGTATGCAACACTCCCTTCCGGGGGTGTCTGGTATGGGGGAGGCTACTTGCGTCGTTGAAACGAAGCAACGATCCCCATATCTTTCTCCTGTCATCTTCGCCGACATCCCTTTCCTGGGGCGTCGGCGAGAGTCGATACTTGGTGCGCTTGCGCTGCAACGTACTAAGTTGCGGCGTTAGACTTCGCTTTAAGACTGCAGAATGCAGTCCTGGCGATGCAACCAAGAAAGTAGGCACTAAATGTTGGGTGACACTCTCGTCGTCACGGTCAACGCTGTTGCGAAGACCTTGAAGAAGATCGATGGAAGTTCTCCGTACCAGGGCGAATACCTCCTTAGGGAGGCTACGCAAGAGTTCCGCGCGAAAGTGCGGCACTCCCTGGAAAAGAATTTGACCACTGGTCGTCAGATGGATCGACATAATGTCGAGCTCACTCAGACGATCTTCGCGGACGGGACGACGTATCTTACGCCCCTCGTTCGCCAGGTTTACACTGTCATCCGGAATGCTACCGGTGACAGCGCGACGGCTGTGGACTGGTTGTCCGACAGCCTAGCCGACTGGGTCAAAACCAACGCTCCTCTGCTCGTTGGGTGGGAGTCTTAGACTCTCGTTCCCTGAGTAGTTAGCGATGGTACTTCTATCGCGTTGATATCTCTACCAACGGTCACCTAGCCATAGAGCACTCTCAACATCCATTAGGACATTGAAATGCAGAATAGCTATGTTAGTTGCCTACAGGGACTGTACGAGAGTATCCTTACGGATATCTCTCGGACGTTTCCTACGTACCACCGTGAGGCGGAACGTGACATGTCACGGATCCTCCACTTAATTGAACACAATGGGATCGAAATATTAACGATCACATTCCCCTTCGTGGGTAAGCACCTAGATAAGGCGCTCTCACGGGGGGTCCTAACCTCTACCAGAGCTATGGGGTTCGCCCCATATGGTAAAGGCACCACAGTCCCAAGACTTTTCAAGGGATTATGGCTACGAGTGTTTAATAAAGACGGTGTGCTTCAGGAGAACCCTGACATCAACGCGATCCTGTCCCTTCGTCAGCTGCTTAACGCGGCCAAGAAGTTAAGGATTACATGTGATGAGTCAAAGACCATTTCTACGGTCAGAGACTTCTTCAGGCTGGATGAATCGCTTCGATTACCTTCCCTTAGTTGGGGCGGTGATCGCATTGATCTCGACGCTAGCAGCAATATCCATCTTGTTGATGGTATTGCAAAGCTCGCTAGAGAGCCAAGCCTTTTCGAGGACCCTGATGATGAATCAGGTATCCACCGATCGGCGGTCTTCATCCAACTCCTTGAGAGGATCCAGCAGGTTGCTGACATCTACTCAAGTTCCCTCGGCTGGTTCGACCCAGCAGAGTGGAGACTGAAGCACGGACCTGGCGCTGTATCCGACGCTAAGTTCGGAAGCGAGAGTAAATACTCGTTTCCTACATGGCCGGATAAGCTTGATCGTGTCTTCCCAATGGACCAGTTTGGTTTTGCCAACGCTGGTTGTTGGGTGGACCACCTGGAGCAAGGAGATAGTTCTCATAGGAATTATGAGGCTCCTTCAAAGCTCATTGCCGTCCCGAAGACGCAAAAGGGACCGAGGTTAATAGCCTCGGAACCAGTCTGCCATCAATGGGCACAGCAAGCCGTGAAAGATTTTCTCACGGTTCAGGTTGGTAAGTCTTCCCTGGCTGCGTCTATTCACTTTCGTGACCAGACGCACAACCAGGACCTTGCCAGACAGGCATCCCAAGACGGTATGCACGCGACGATTGATTTGTCAAGTGCTTCCGACTGCGTGTCCTGTTGGTTAGTGGAGAGAATCTTTAGGAGGAATAAACCCCTTCTAGAGGCTCTTCACGCCAGTAGGACACGATGGCTTGAGAATCAAATCTCTCACGAACCCAAGTATCATAAGATACGTAAGTTCGCAGCCATGGGAGCAGCTACTACCTTCCCTGTTCAAACCATCATATATGCGGTGGTGATCGCAGGATCGATGCTAGACCATGACGGGCAACACTTTGTGCCTATCACGGAGGCGTCGATACGAGAGGTAGCGTCCCAGTTCCGGGTCTTTGGTGATGACTTAGTCATCCCATCGACAGTAGCGGAACGCGTAGCCGGGGTTTTAAGATACCTCGGGTTCAAGGTTAATCACGACAAAACTCACACAGGAGGGGTGTTAAGACACACCTTCCGCGAGAGTTGCGGCGCTGAATGCTTCGGTGGCAGCGATGTCACCCCAGCATATTTCCTTGACGTCTACGACAAGTCCCGTCCCTCAACCGTAGCCACTCTTGTGGAAACTTCGAATAACTTCTTTATGAAGGGATTCTGGGTGACCGCTGAGTGGATCAAGTCGACTCTGCCACAATCGCTCCAGCAGGAGCTTCCTGTGGTAAAGACGGTTAGTGGGCAGTTCGGTCTGCTTAGCTTCTCAGGGGAGGACCTGTCCCACCTAAAGAAAAGGTGGAACAGCAACCTCCAGATTAGCGAACTCCGGGCACTTACTCTTACGAGTAGATCGCCTAGAACGCAGACAGGGACACATGCGGAGTTGCTTCAGTTCTTTTCTGAAGAACCAAACCCTGATTTCCCTTGGGAATCAGGGTATGCTCCGCGTCCGACGACCAAGGTAGGTCGGCGGTGGGTCCCCGAGACTGACCTCGCAGGTTCTGACTTGCGTCAGGACCACCTTGCACCGCGAGGTGTGAGGGTGAAGTAGTCTCGGAGGGTTAATG